CTTACCATCAGTTCCAATTACTGTAGACACACCATTAGCATCCATTGTAGAAGTTGAATACCAAGAATCAAGTTCTTTTTGGTAAAGGAACTCTTCTCTCATCAATTTCTCATCAGTAAAGAACCATACTCTTTGACCATTGTTTTCAATCCAAGTAACATCAGTCAAGGCAGAACCTGTGATTGATTTAGATTTTCTTGCAATACCAATGTGGTTAATATACCAATCTGGATAAACGTGATTTTCAAAACCTCTATCAGACCCTTCAGGAAACGCACTACCAACAGTATTAGCTGTTAAACCAGCAACAATAGCTGCAGCAGTAATAACCGCTAATGGGTCGTTAGTTTGTAATATAAAAGAGAATGTATAACCACCAACAGACGGTACAGGCTCACCCATCACAATTGCTTGTGACTCATCAGCAAATCTAACAACGTCATTAGGGTTAAAATAGTTTTCTTCAAATTCAACTGTGAATGTAGAGTTGTTTACTCCTGTTCCAACAAGTACACCAGTACAAGTTGAAGGTCGATTTAAACGACCTAAGATTGGCCATCTAAAAGCATTTTCACCTATTAATTCTTCTTTCGCAAATCTACTTGTTCCGTCAAGGAAATAGTTAAGCGAGTATTGTGGATATTGTCTAATTAATGTTTTAGCAATTTCCGGATATTTTAGCAAATTCGTTACCAACGCATTTGACTCTTGGGTTTCTTTCCCGTATGTACCACTATGAAACTTCATGTTTTCTAAGGTTTTTTTTAAAAGTTATTATTAATTATTTTGCTTCTTTAATTTGCCCAAGAGTAAAAGCCTTTGGGTCGAATGAATCTCCCCCTTTAGGGTCTTTAAACCTTTGGGTATTAATAACTTCTGGCTCCCTTATATCATCTAAGATTGCCTGTTTTCCCTGTTGTAAACTTTTATTTGAAATTGCTTTAATGATTGTGGCTTTATTTTTCACAAACCAAGCAGCTTCAGATAAACTTTGATCGTCTTTAAATACATCATCCATGAACTTGCCACTTTTGATATAGTTAAAATGTCCTTTTTGAACTTTTCCTAAAGACTCTTTGTCCTTAGCCATAGAAAAACCAAACATTGTTTCTGTTTTACTAATATGTTCTCCAAGTTGTAACACACTTTTCTTGTATTCTGCCTCTTGCTTTGCATCGGCTTCTACTGTGGACTGCGTTACTTTATTTTGTTCGTTGATTATAGCTTTGTCTATAGTGTTCCGAATTTTCTTTGCTTCTATATTTATCATGCCATTGTCAATATACTTATCAACAGCATCTTGTAAATCATCACCCTCAAATCCATCTTTCTCCAAACTTATTTTCACAAGTTCTTCATCAGTCTTATTTCTTAAGTCTTGTAGCTTTTGAACAGCAGGGCTTGATGCACTGCTTCCTGTATGCTTCCTTAACTTATTATTTTCTTCTTCAAGCATCATAAGATGCTCTTTCATTTCATCAATACTTTCAAACTTCAAACCAAGTTCAGTAGCAACTTGGTTAAACGCTTCCTTTGAAACGGTTTGGGGCTCTTCTTTACTTTCTGTTACTTTATCTTCTACTACTGGAGCTTCTTCTTTAATTACTGTTTCATCCCCTACTTCTGTGTCATCATCATAACCCGACCAAATTATTCCATCATCTCCATCTTCATCTGTCGTATTATCATCATCTAAACCACCATCCTTATCTTCTTCAACTTCCTCTTTTTTTACAATTGGTGTATCAGAAAAAGCACTTGCATCAAATTTATCTTCCTTTGCACTATCTTCAACTACCTTATCCTCGACTATATCTGTTACAATTTCTTCTTTTTTTTCTTCTACAGGAGTTACTTCGTCTGCAACTTCTTCTGTAATTACGTTTTCTTCAGCCATTTCTTTTTCTTTAGTTTATACAAATATATAATTTTTTCTTAACTTACAACTTCTTCTTGCTCACCTGATTCAGCCAACATCATTTCATCAAGTTTAGAATTTCTATTTTCTAATTGCATATTTTCCTTATGCTCTAAATCTGCATCTTGCATACCAACCTTTAAATCAAGCTCCATTTGTTTTACTTTGATTTCTGTATCAGACTTCATTTGTTGTATCTGAATTGGTATCTGTATTTTTTGACCCTCAATCTCATTAGCTTGTTCTTGAGCAGCTATCTCCCTATCTTTGAACTCATTAGTTTGTTTTTGCATAGCCTCAAGTCCTTCAGTCAGTATAGACTCAACTTCACTTGATCCTTCTGCATTAACAGCTTTAATAATTGCCAATGGGTCAATATTACCTGAAGATGAAAATCTTTCAAGCAATCCCATCATCTCTTGTTTACGCTGAACCTCTTTACCACTATTTTCAATGAATATACCATACTCATCTAAAGCAATAGACTTATCTATCTTAAAGGTTTGCATACCCATATCTCCAAAGACATTAGCCATACGCCCCTCTTTACCCCAAGCAGTTTTCATTAAACCAGCAAGACCTTGCAGAACATCGCCAACCAAACGGTAATGAATATCAAACAACGGAGCAGTAATTAAAGTAGATTGCATTACATTTCTTTCAGTAACACCAACCAAATCACCACTCTTTTGCACACCAGCACGAGAAGCACTAATACCTGTAAGCCTATCAGCAGTTTCCTCAAGCATCATTTTTAAGTTAATCATTTGAGAAACAGACTGACTAAGTGTAAAATCTACTTGTTGGAATTGATTAAAGCCATTGGTTTGCATGCCCTCAGCTTTATTGTTTATTAAAATAAGACCACTATTCTTTGCGTGGTAGAACACATCTTTAAGCGATATGTTTTTAGGTTTCTGAGATACATCGTAAACTATTGATTTACCACCTGAACGAGCCATGGCTAATTCAATTTGGTACATTGTTATGTTATATAGTATTTGAACATTCTTTAATGAATCTACTACTGACAATGTAGTTCCATTCAAATTACCCTTAATAGCACCAAAGAAATCCATTGATGTATTAGCATAATTTTCTTCATAACGCAATTGATTAGGTTTAACTCCCCAATCAAGAAGCATATCGTGTCCTATTAATATTCCTTGACGAATCTCAGTAATAGGCTTCATTATAATCTTTTCGCCTTTTTTAGCCTTGTAAGTGTCTTTTACTTTTTTTAAGTAAGGAGTGGTTTCATCAAATTCATTAGGAGACTCTTTATGCTTCAGCATTCTAATACTTCTCCATTGAAAGTCTAAAACTCTAATTTTTAGATTAGGAGTTCCAAGATTAGCATAACTATCGATTGAGAGTACGTCACTACCATCTATGGCACCACCCGTTTGATTTTGTATTTTCTCAAGTTTGGTAACTTGCTCTTTTGATAACTTAACTCCATGCCTATCCATTATTTCATTGATAGTGTACCAATTTTCTGTACCAGCATATTTAGAATCTCTTAAGCATTCCTTATCTTGGTCCATATCGTAAATCATACAACGTGGGTCAATTCTTTCAACATAAGGATCACCAGACTTAATATAAATTCTATAGAACTCTTTTCCTGTAATAGCTAAATCATAAAAACCTCTTTTAAAGGTTTGCTTTAAATCCCAACGCTGAATACAAAAAACAAGTCCAACATGCACCATTTCTTCAATAGCATTTCTAAACTTAAGTTTTTGGTATCTTGCAACATCTTCTGGAACCTCTTGTCCTACATTCTCATCAGGTATAGGCATACCCAATTGTTGTTCAATCTCTCTACGTATTGGCCTAAGAACTACTTCAGCAGCTAAAGTAATCTTTTCCTCATTCTTCTTTCGTATTGCGTTTCGATTAATAACATTAACACTAAATTGTAATGGCTGACTTATTAGCTCTCCAGCTAATAAATCTAACTTAGGCATTATCATAGGATAATTAACTAATCGAGCAGGAGATGTAAGTCCATACATATCAGTAACATACTCGTACTGTTTATGGTCAAATTCACCCGCAGATATTAAATAATTCTCATGGTCTTTTTTTCTTGAGTCAATAAAGCTTGTGTAATCTCGATGATAAAACATTATGGCTCTTATATTGTCAATGTGCCATTGTTCATCTTTATCCCTTTCGGGGATGTTCTGTTGAGGAAAATCCATAGGTACTTATTCTATATCAAAATCGTAATCAAAAGTAGGGTTATTTTTCTTCTTATCAAAAACATTTTTATTTTCTGAAGAGAACGTAGCAACACCTCCCGATGCATCTCTTTTAAATTCAGGTAGGTCAGACATTCTTTCTATCTTATCTTCATCTTTTTTATCGTAAATCTTCTTTGTTTCATCCATATCATGGATTAAAGCCATACCAAAAGCCATAACCCTATCTGTATTCTTTACTCCATATACTGATAATTCATTCAATAGTTTCAAAAAGTAAATATCTTCCCAATGTCTTTTTACATATTCATCGACAAGCTCTGTTAATAATTTTTTCTGAAAAGACTTCATATGTAAACCATACCTATTTGTAGCTTGACTCCAAGGGCTATCTGCAGAACGTGGTCTTTGTTTTAAGTACCTGGTCATTTTATGATGTATGAAGTATTGTAGGAAACCATCATCATTATATTCCACAAGTATTTGAGAGTCATAATAGATAGCTAACTTTAAACAGTTCTCATAGAACTTCTCTTTAGAATATGGCCTATCAGTATAAAATGCCACAGGCAATTCACCAATAACATCAGGGGAAACAAATCTACGATACACACACATCGAGCCAAGCGACCTATCTTTTTGGTCAGATAGT